GAAAAATATATCTGCCTCCGGGTTTTCTGTATATTGCCGATACAAAGAATAGAAAATATTATCAACCTCTTTAATAAAGTCAACGTCTGTATCTCTAACCCCGTCGTCTTCTACACTTTGTTTTTCATCAAATCTACAAAGAAAAATTATATCTAAGAATCTCAATGACTCTCTCATTAGAGATATTTGTGATGTTACAAAATCTTTATCAAATCCTTCTTTACCCTTTTCATGACACCATAGTGTGTAAGCAATATTATCTAATGGGCATCTATCATAAACAACCTTTGCTTTCTTATCACGTTCTTGTACTTGTTCGATAAAAAAATTTAAGATTTTTTTCTGTGTATCGGTAGTAGTTTCAGAAGAATGTGATAGATCTTCTTTAATTAGTAAATCTCTATAAGTTTCTTTCGGGGTAATATAATTATCCCATGTATAAAGAAAGCTCTTTACTAAAGTTGTTTTACCACTATTACCTGTACCAGAAAACGCAATTCTCATACTATATATATTACATTATACTTTTAATGCCATATCCCATATCAGTAAGTGAAGTCTCGGGGAAAAATTAACATTCATAGCTTTAGCATATTCTGCAACAGCGGGTGCTTTTTCAACATGCTCGTTTCGACTCCCACTACAGGGCATAAACCATATTCTATTTTTTGGTACACGTACGGTTTCATCATCAACATATTTACGCCAAATTTCATCAATGTCTTTATCAGACGAAATCACAAATTTAAACCCTGAGCCGGCTTCTCTATGCCATTTTAGAACTTCAGGTTTATAAGAACGTTTTTCTGGATCACCATTTGAAGTAAGTTTAGGTGATGTAGTAAAAGATGCGTGAAATTTTTCAACCCAATCTTCATGAGGCTTAATTGTAGCATTAGTTTCGAAATCAATTATTGGATGAAAATCATATTTATAAACGAACGCCTTAATAAATTTAAGCAATTGCTTTTGTTGAACCATCGGTTCACCACCTGTAAGTTTAAAAATTGCACCGTCACGCAATTTATCTACTAGCTTATGCTCCTCAAAATACTCAAAAATTTCGTTAAACGTCATTTTATTTTTAACTGACCATGAGATATAAGAATCGCAACCATGCGGTGAATCTTCAGAAGCAAATCCCTTACATGTTAAGTTACACATAGATAGCCTAAAAAACACAGAAGGCATACCAACATATTCTCCTTCACCTTCAAGTGTATAAAATGCTTTATCGTCCGATACTAGTAAAGTTTCCTTAGTACAATCAATCATCTTTTAAATTATATGAGTTACGAACAGTTTTTCAACTAAATAATAGTACATATGAGTGTAAAAACCGCGCGATTACGTCGGGCAAGTACAGAACTTGCGGAAGCATTTAACAAGAACTATATATTTGATTTTAAAATCAAAAGACCGTTCTATCTAAATCCAAAGCATAAAGAATTTTATAATTGTGTAAAAAACTCTAAGACAAAAATAGGGTTTGTGGACGGTCCAGCTGGAAGTATGAAAACATACATTGCAGTATACGCTGGTTTAGAACTTTTAAGAGAGGAGGTATTTACAAAGCTTGTTTATATTAGATCAATTGTGGAATCAGCTGAAAAAAGTTTAGGAGCTTTACCCGGGGAAATTGATGATAAATTTTCCCCTTATGCAATACCTCTCGACGAAAAAGTAGCTGAAATAGCCGGCGCTGGAGTTTGTAGTATGTTAAAACAAAAGGGATTAATTGAAGCAATACCAGTTAATTTTGTCAGAGGTCTTACTTTTAACAAAACTTTAGTTATTGTCGATGAAGCACAAAATCTATCTCGTAAAGAATTAACTACTATACTTACAAGATTTGGAAGACATTCCAAATATATTGTTATTGGTGATTGCAATCAAGCTGATGTTAATAAATCCGGGTATAAGGAGATATTTAACATGTTTAATACACATCAAAGTACCGAAAATGATATATTTTCTTTTAAATTTGGTACTGCTGAAATATCTAGAAGTAAGATACTAAAATATATTTGTTCTGTATTAGGAACTTAATCACCCCAGCTAGTACCGGCAAACCAATTACTTTTTCCTCTTGTAACCTGGTTACCAACTTGAGCTGCTCTCGGGTTATGATCCTGTGGAGCTGGATCTGGTTCTGGCTTTGGCTCCTCTTGTTTTAGTTCAGGTGTAGATTCTTCTTTTGCTTCCGTTGCAATTAATTCATTATCCTTAATTGTTGATCTGTTATATGAAGCAAAATTATCATCATGTTCGTATACAGTAACACTTTCAACCCAAACACGACCATTAGTAGCTTCATCAACAAAACTATCTGCTGTTTTAAAACACCACTCAGCAAATCGCTCAATGCCCACGCCCCCAGTCATAATTCTAAGTTGTGCTAATCCTCTAACATTAAGCTCTTTGAGTAATTCAATTTCCGGATCATCACTAGCAACAACTAAAGTATGATCAAATTGAGTTTTATATATATGCTTAAGATCTTTAAGACCGCCAAAATCAAATACCCAGTTATTATTATCTAGTTCATTGCATGCAAATGTAACTTCTGCCTTTAGTTGATAGCCGTGAATATATCTACAATGTGATTCTGCCCTTGGCTGACGAAATGCTGTTGAACCGAGCTCAATTAATTTTGATGACGTATGACTCATGTATATATTTTATAGATAATTATGAAAAAATCAACTAAGCTGCAGATGTTTAAAAGGGTCTCCCTCGTCCAGTCTCGGATAATTAATTAGTTGGAAAGCAAAGTCAACTGTCTTAGCAGATCTTTTTGAGAATAACTACTTAATTGTATTTTGGGATCGACCAAGATATCGTTATACTGTGGTTCTGTTGCCGTGGGTCGATCTGATCCACGTCCGCGACGACGTTTACCATTCCACACAGTTTGATACTCATTATTTTGTGCACCTTTTACTTCCCACTTTTCTTCCTTACCATCTGTAGGACTGAGAATAAAAAATCCTTCCATAGGTACCATGACACCGTTTCGATCATCAAAAACTTCACCGGAAAATGATACCTCGGCGTCGTTGTTAGCTAATCTTCTTTCACGGCCTAATTTTATTTTATTAAAACGTCGACGACCACGGGCCGAGTCTAAATAGTTCCTTAATGCCATTTTCGGGTTAACAGCTGCTATCTTATTATATGTAGTACCAGCTGCTGAACCTACTGCTCCCACGGCTTTAGCTGTATTAGGCATTAATGCCTTACCAACTTGCCCAGCCCCCTGTACACTAACCTGCGCAGCTTTTTTCATCATATCAAGCATAGTTGTTATACCCTCTTCAAGCAATTTTTTTTGTGACATTTTTGCCATATACAATATTTAGTCTTGAAAATAAAATATTGTAACTATAATTACGTTATATGGATCGAACTAAAATTACGAAATTACCTACTGCTAACGGAAATATGCCTTTAACTGAAGAAGAAAAACTTCAAGTCATGGAAGATGCTGCTAAAGCATATGAAAAATTTTTAGATGCTTTGCGAATTGATTGGCGTAGTGACCCTAATAGTGATAATACACCGAATCGTGTCGCTAAGTCGTTTGTTAGAGACCTAGCTGCAGGTTGTTATGATGAACTTCCTAATGTAACTGCCTTTCCATCTGATGGTTATGATGGCATGGTATTTCAAGGTGGTATTCCAGTTAAATCTTTATGTTCTCACCATCACCTACCCTTTTCCGGTAGAGCGCATGTAGCATATATACCTTCAAAAACCGGTAAAGTTATTGGTTTGAGTAAACTTAATCGTATTGTTGAACATTTTGCTAGAAGACCTCAAATACAGGAAGGTTTAACTATGCAGATACATCAAGCTATTGATGAAATTTGTGAAGGTAATAAAGGAGTTGCGGTTATGATTTCTGCTACTCATACTTGTGCCTGTTTAAGAGGTGTTAAACATGATGGATGTGAAATGAAGACTTCGAGATTAAGTACTGATTTTCTTCAGGAAATTGCTACTAGAAATGAGTTTTATCAGTTTGTTTCCGACTGGAAAAAATAAAGGAATGTGTCTATAATAGAGGAATGAATATTTTTGTAACGGATGATGATCCTATCGTCTCGACTCATAATCTCTGCGATCAACATGTAAGATCGAAAATGCAAATTGAAGGAGCTATTATGCTAGCTCATGCATTTCCACAAGAAGTATTAGATCATCCATCTACTCCTAGAACTTCAACCGGTAAACCTCGAAGAAGAGGTAAAGGCTATTTTAATCATCAATGCTCTATATGGGCTCGTGAAACTAAAGATAACTTTAAGTGGTTGGTTGATCATACATTAGAGATGTTTACTGAGCGTATGTATAGATGGCCAGAATCAAACGAGCATTTTACAAAAACGTTTATTAAATGGTGCGGTAAGAATATTCAGAATACAATTATGAGTAAAACCAGTCTAACTAGTTATGCAGTAGCTATAAGTGACGACTGTGATTGTAGAAAAGTAGAAGGTTTTGATGATCTTTCAACTATTGACAAATATAGAGAGTATATTCGTCATGATAAGGACTTTGCTACTTGGACGTTACGTTGGAGACCTACCTGGTATTAGTAGTCTACTTCATCTGCACGATCAGCGATGTTTTCTTGACTAACATCGATAAGAGCATCAAGCTCATTTTCAATAAAATCTTTACTTACTAAGATTTTATACAGGTTAGAAGTTCTGTTGCCGATAGAAAATGGTATATCTCTAAACTCCTTGTTACCAATTTTAAGATCAAAATTAACAACCGGTCTTTCTTCTGTATTACCAGCACCTACATTAATAATAATGTCGTCTACTTTATCTTTCATTAGACGTTTATTGTTGACTGTCTTAAAATGAACCTTATTTCCCTGCACTTGTATATCTTCTCCATGGAGAACGTTATATGCACCATTCCCGGAATCAAGTTTTGATGGAATTTTACCAATACCATCCACATCAAAGAACTCAATGAGTCCTAAGACTTGTTTTTCGATAAAAAATTGTTTAAACTTCTTCATAGCAACTGCTACTTATTAATGTGGTCAAGTGTTTCCCACATCTTCATACCCTACGTTAAATTGATCTACGGGCACTTCTATTTCTTGTACATCAATTACAATATCTTCCTTTTCATTTATCTCATAATCGAGAAAATGATATACAGAAGAGAGATAATCAGCTGCTTTTGTAATTTTAGAAGCAACCCAACCATCTAATCCTGGAAGTGTTGGTACTATTTCACTTAATTTAGCAGCATATTCCTGCGCTTTGAGTAACTCTCTACCAGCCATATCAATTTCTGATTGATCATACTCACCGCAGCTTTCTTCATCAGAGGGAATAGCAATTATAGGTCCTTGAGCTCCAATTGACGCAGTTTGTGCAGCTGGCCCTAAGCTTTCATTTACTTTTTGGTAAGCTTCTTCCATTAAGGCTCGTTCTCTACGCTTCTTATCTCTCATACTATTATTTATGTCTAACGGCTCTATATGCTCCTAACTCTTCATCGCTAGGTAATGCCATACCTTCCTTAACCGCGTCAAATAATTCTTGCGAGAGGGCAAACCCTACCGGTAATCCTTTTATAAACTCTTGAAAATCGTCTTTACTAGCAGCTTCACGCATCTTTGATGCACTCATACCCTCCACGCCTTCAGAGTCCGGGTCTCGTTCTCCAGCAGATACGACTTCTAAACCATCTACAAAGTCGTAGAATCCATGCTTACCTTCAACACCGTTATACTTCTTAATAAGTTCATCAAATGCAGGCACTCTATCACTACCCACTACTAATGTAAACTGAGTATAGCCATCATTATAAGCTTGCGTTAAAATATCAAAAATGGTTTTTATATTAATATCTGATACAATATTATTTTCATATTCAGAGAACATTTCTCTCATAAAGTTAATTTTATCATCATACTTTAGAGGGTTCTTTAATTTATCTTGTGATTGTGAAGCATATATCTTAAAATCCCCGCCGCTAGCAACAGCCTCAACAGCGTTTATTAACTTTTCATGACCAATAGTAGGGGGATTAAACCGACCAAACGCAGTAGTTAGCGATTTCGATTCCTTTTGCTCAAAAAATTTCTTAAATGTTCTCATGCTCCAGGCTTACCGGTTCCAAAGTTTGCTCTACTAAATTCTAAACGATCTACAAATTTAACTAAGTCGCCATCATTGTTAATAGCAACATAACCTTCTGGATTTGACGGTCTTAAAGTACCGTCTCCATTATCAAAAAAGTGCTTTGTATTATAAACAGCATTATTATATTTGTTAATAAAGATTTGTTTTGCTTGTTGCAACAGCTTACTTTTCTTAAACAAATTAATCATATCACCACTTAATGATTTTAATTCTGCTAGCTGCTCTTTACTAGCATTTGTTTTACTTTCAATTGTCTTCTTCGATACTAATTTTTTGATAGCTGTTTCATTTCTTTTCTCTAACCACTGTAAAAATCTCTTAAAAGAACCCTCTGGATCTTCAATAAAAGAACCTTCCCTAATTTCACTATTAAGATATATGTTTATAAGAGGTAAATACTTAGTTATAGGTTTAAAATTAATTTTTATACCATCTGCAGTTTTAATTAAATCTTTGATCTGCTTTGCTTCATCTTGATCTATATCGACTTTACCAGTTGAATCTGTAAATTCTGCATCATCCATCCACACACCGGGAACCTTGTTAAGTTGCTTAAATTCGCTGCTAGATATATCTCTCTTAGTACTGTCATCAATGTCTGAATAGGAACTATGCCAAATAACACCCATTACTGAATTATTAATTTCTTTAGCAAGTTCAGAATCCTTTTCAACAGCATATACAGTAGTGTTAGGTTTAAAAGAAATATACTCCACCCCATCGTGTACCGTTGGCTGTATTTCACTAGCGTTAGTATACATAATATCACCACCTATAAGACCTTTAATACCCATTTGTTTTGTAAACTTAAGAGCTTTTTTAAGCTTTTCTGCTAACTCAGGCTTATCGCCATGGTTATTAATAATATCCGCTTCAGTAAAATTGAGCAACGGCTCTTTATTAAAAGCAGACTTAGTCGCTACAAAATGCTGCTTACTCTGCGGATGTCTTCCTGCCATAATAAAAGGAGCACCATCCCATTTAACAGACATCTTTATTTTTCTTTTATGCTTACCTTGAAGCATGCCTAAAAGATCAA